TCAGATGTCGGAACAAACAGTTCTTGCTCAGATGTAAATATTGATAAATGTCTAAATGATGACAATGCCTTGATTTCGGATACTTGGTTTTCCGCAATCTGCACTTGAATAGATTCATCATCTAAACCTGTGCCTACATCAAAATTAAAAAACTCACCTGTTTTCGACATAAACAAAAAGTTAGGTAGGTCACGGCTGCCGCCAAATATAAGACGCTGGTCATGGAATGTAACAGTTCGAGGGAATCCCCTGACTGCACTAAACACAGGCTCAGACCATTTATCTATTGCATTAGTATTGGCAATAGCACCGGACAAAGTAACTGTGACAACTGTTGCGCTTGTAAAACCGGTTATTTGAGCATGAACGACAGTATCGGCACTATCAACTAATCTAAGATAAAGGCCGTTATGTGAAGAAACAAAAGAGCTTGTTGAAGCTGTTAAGGTAACTCCAGAACCGGATGTTCCACTGGGCGTAAGTGTCGTATTTGCAGCAACAAATTTATGGTAAGGCTGAAACACCTTACCGCCGGAAGAATCAAAAACATAATCTACAAGAGCGAAGTTTGTTGCACTTGTTCGTGTAAGTTTCTTTATTTCAAAATTAGGATTCACAATAATCATTGAGTCACCTGATTGAGAAATAATAAGACTACCAATTTGAGCAGTTACCCAAGGACAACTTGTTATTGTCTGAAGTATTGCTGTCGGGTTATCAACGTCAATAATTTCAAGTTTTTGATGACTAAACAAAAGAAGATATGCTTCATCTTCATCATAGATGTATGGCTCGCTTTGATATGGAACGTTGGAAAGTGTCTGAAGGTAACGTAATCCTGGACGGCGTGTTATACCACCCTGCGCTCTCAAACGTACATTGGTCAGCGTTTTACCGCCATTCTTATAAGCTTCAGAGTCAATTCTGGAACTAAGTAACGGCGACAACTCTCCTGATGTAAAGTTTGTATAGAATTGTCTTAATAGTGCCATTCATACCTACTTACGTTTGAATTCTTTTTGCTTAAAGCCTTTGTGGATTGTTGCGTCACCTACTGGTGTTGATGATGCTGCATATGACAAAGCACCTATTGCAGAGCCACCTCTAACAACATTTAAAACCTTACCCATAGTTCTAATGGCTTTGTTTTTTGGACTGTCCATAGCAGCACCAATACGCCTCATACGATTACCAAGTGTTGCACTTTTTTTATCAATAGAGGTGTTAGCTTGAGGTTTTCCACTTAAGAAAGATTTATTAATTTGATTAAGTCGCTTCTGGTCAAATGCCGGCTCACGAACCATTTTCCCCTGTTTAGGAGAATATCCATCTTTTGTTTTGCCAGAGTTCATAGCCGCATCATTTACAACAGCACCAAGCAATTTTTTGCTATTGGTTAAACGGTTTGTAAGTTTTGCCATTGATTTAGCTGTAGGAGTTTTTAAACCTTTTGGCTTTGGCTTTTTATTAACAAAATAAGCAGTAGCCCCTATTGCGGCAGCAGAACCAGCAATATGTTCTTTGCTACCTAATTCAGGTTTTTTTATCTTATCGTTCATACTCATTCACCTTCAATAGCTAGAAAAGCACCACGCCTTACTCTGTGGTATCTTGTGAGCCGCAACCCGCTTGTTGTGACTTGTTGTGAATCTCTGGCTTTTGCCATACGAAATTGCTGTTGGGCTAATTGAACATATGACTCTGCAACTTCTGCGTTTCTGGTTACAGACAGGCTCAGTACAGAAGCCAAGCGATAAATAACCCAAAGGGCAAATGCAGGAGGCCAATACTGCGTATCAACTCTGAACATATAGTTGAGAACTACGTCATCATTCGCATCAGCGTTTATATAAATATAACGCTCATAGATCGCATACTGCTGAACAACATCATCAATAGTGACCGTATGCACTTGCATGACGGCTGGTGCTGTCGGAAGGGCATATGCTGCGTCCCAACGATCTAAAGGGGCAGCAGTGAGCCTTGAAAGCTGTTTCTGACCCGTTGCAAACTTCCAGCTATGCTGTGATATGCAATCCTCGACCATATCCTCATAAAGCGTATTCATTACCAACGCTTCATCAGAATTGTCTGTAAAACTGGTTAAAGGCTCTAGCCCAACAAGGACCATTGCCCTTTGAGCAATCTCAATATCAGTCCTTGCTGAAATAGGCATTAGGTATAACTTCCACCAGTTGTACGCTCAGTGTTCATTCGGTGATTTGGATTAGCATGACGAGGTTTGCTTTTAGGAACCCCCATCTTTTTCTTTTCTTTTTTCAAGTTGGCTTCATATTCCTTATGAGCCTTAATTCCCTCTTTAGTATAAGGGAACTCTTTACCGTCACTTGCTGTAGGCATTATCTACTTCCCATACTTTTTTAAACTACGTTTGAACGCATTTTGAGCAGTTCTCATGTCAATTTGTTTACCGCCCTTCATTGCAAAATTAAGTCCTTTGTTAAGATTAATATTAAGAATTTTAGCAAAGCCTCTGCCCATTTTTCTTAAATTAATATCAGACATTATGTAGCCCTCTTACCAAGAGTTGCTTTTGAACCAATAGTACGGATCATACCGCTTCTGGTTTTGCGAGTGGTCGAAGGGGCAGCTTTCGCTGCCACCTTCTTTGTTGTGGGTGCTTTCGCCATTAGTCGGTATCTGCACCTGACAAGCTGACCATATCAGCTACGTCAACTACGGTTCCGCTATTAGCATTAACGCAGAAAATACCATACTCAGGTGTGCCACCTGTTGAGGTATTTGCATGAATCACATCGCCAATATTCATCTCATTNGCCATGGCATTAAAATACCCAGCCGTATCAATGTCAGNCTTGGCATCAGTAGATGTGTAATGCCAGATGTGGAATCCATTGCCGCTATAAGCAACAAGAGACAAATTTGCTTGTACGAACGCCATATTTACCTCCTATTTCTTCAGTTGCATTTTAAAGACACCTTCGGCGTCAATAAGCACAGAATTCATCTGCATCTTATTCAACACGAAATAGCTGTCTTTATCGTTGTGGTACTGCATGTTTGAAGAAACATCTGCACCAATAGCATGTGCTACCGCATCGCTATGATAGGCAAAGCAAACACGATCAACATTTCCAGATCCAGCTTCGTCAAGACCTGAATGTGGGAACCATGTAAAGCCAAGCCACTGCTTTGCAGTAACGCCCTGTGGGAATGGCAATTGATCTGCGCCAATGTATTCTGAACGAGAGAACTCATCCAAATCCAGAAGCTGTGACCAATTTTCCCATCCAACAGCAACAAAACGCTTTCCATCATCAGGAACTTCGTTATTGCCAAACAATTCCATTAGCTGCAAAGCCCATGTCAGGGTAATGCCGTTAGTGGTTTCATCATGTGTTGAACTGGTAGTTGTCATTGCAGCCTTGATAAGGTCGTCAGTTTTACGTCCTAGTGCGTATGCACCGGACTGTTGTGCAACCAACATCTCATCATGGTTAATACGAAGCTGGTCGAGGTCATCGATCCATTCGCCTGCAAAATAATCCTCTAATGTAACATTTACATTAGTATGACTAAGGTTCATGGGTGCGATTGCACCATGCCTCGCCTTTGTTGTCGCAAAACCTTTACCGATCTTCTGGAACGTAGTTTTATTCTTAACGCCATTGCGATTACGAATAGTGTTCCGAAGCTTGGACCCCATGCGCTGATAAGCCATGTGAACGCCGGATTCAAACTCCTCGATAAAGGAAGTGCTAATGCTTGAAACAGCCATTAGTTTACTCCTTAAAAAGTGTTTTCACATACTTTCCGGTTGTTCCGTCTACTCACATGTATATGCAGTTATCCGTGAGGGCTGCTATGTCAGCTTTCGGGCCTTCTAGTAGGCCAACCCTCACAGATTATTTTTGGTTTGTTAATTCACATTGCTACATTTGTGTTATTTCAAGTGCGCCATGCTTTTTCAAAGCTACCTGACGAGACATTGCCTGTACTTTGGCAATATGTGCAGGATCTTTATCTTTCCAGTATTTAGGATCATTCATTGCTGATTTCAAATCATCCTGAGTTACAGCTTCTTGGAATGTGCTTTGTGATGTCATGTTGAATCTAGGCTGACCAGAGACTTCCATTAGTTCTTCAAAAAACTGAACCATACCGGCTGATGCTGGTATATCCGCAAACACTTCATAGGCAGATTCAGACATGTTACCGCCTATCCAAGCATCAACACGCTCAAGACGCCTTTCTGCATGTTCACCTAAATGCTGAGATTCTTCATTCCAATCCGGCCCTGTCATTTGGTTTTGCTGCGTAAATTCAGCAACAATCGTATTAAACTGTTCCTGATTAAGACCTAGATCATGTGCCGTATGCTGAAACCAGTTGAGCATATTATCATCTGCATCAATCTGTACTTCCTCACCATCCTCATCAACTAAAGCCAATTTATAGTCGGCTGGGCTTGGTGGCACATCACCAGCAGTTTCTTCTGCCAGTTCATTCATAATTTCCTGTTTAAAATTATCTGATCGTTCATGCAGACGTTTCTCAAGATTTGCATAGCTTGTTGCAAAATCCTGTTCAGTTTTGAATTTCTCAGGAAGCCAATCAGGTCTTGTTGCCATGTCCTGTTGAGGTTGCTCCTGCTCTGGCTGAGCCTGAACCTCGTCAATCTGGCCTTCGTCAACGCTCTCTTGTAGATCTTCACTCATTTAACAATCCCACTTTCTTAGTGCTTTGTTGATACGGCTGTTAGGGTCATTAGCCGTTTTTGCAGATGTAAGCTTCTTCTTCATACCCATCATGCGCTTACAGAATGACTTACGCCTTGCTGCTTTCTTCGGGCTTTTCTTTGCTGCTTTTGCTGACACTGGCGGCTTGAGGTTTCCTTTTGTGTAGGATGCTCTGCCTGCGGCGTTCAGCCCACCTTCGGGATTCTTGCCCTCGCTTCTTGTCCATGCCTCACTCATACCTAAGTCTTTGCATATAACGTGGGATTTGTAGGTTTACTCACCTTGCTTTCTCCCCATCTCTGTACGTTTTTTAATAACAGCCATCAGCCACCTAGACCCTTCAGCATGAGCTAGTGTTTCGATATTTGTTCCTGCAGGGTGGACATTGTTCGTTGTGATACCCTCAAGATACTGTAGGAAAGCTTTTCCAACCCCTGAACCAAACAAAGCATAGGCCTTAGAATTAAGGTCAGCTTCAACCTCACGAGTATATCCTCGACCATCGAACGAAACATTCAGTTGCTCCTTTGCCATTACATACCACCGCCTTGTTGCTGCTGCATAAGGCTCATCATGTTTGAGATGTTCTTAGCAACCTGTTCATTGTCAGCTATCAACGCCATATCAATGCCAAACTTCTCAGCCAAGAACTTGATTGTAGCTTCTTGCTGATAAAGGGCAGGGCCGAACTCAGGGCCAAATGTCTGTGCTATTGATTGCTGAAAACGCATAAAGTCTGATACGTCTTGCTGGTCTTGCGCTCTTAAAAGAGGGGATACAGCAATAACCTTTAACTCCCGCCCATCAACCTTGGGCAGTTCGAGCAAACCCTGCTGCGTATAAATATGGATAACACGCTCGACAAGGGGTTGCAGAAATTCCTTCTGCATCCTGCCAGCCACAGCACCCATGTCTCTAGCAACATCAGCAAGTCTTTCCGAGACTTCAGTTGCACTGAGAGGTGTCTTAGCATTCGGGCGAGTATCAAGCTCATCAATGAACAATGCTTTTCTCACGTTTCTACGCATGTCTTCCAGAATTAACTGTCCGACATCAAAACGTGCTGGTGACTGAAGGGTATCTATTGTAGAGCCGGGGCTTCTTGGAATAAATGTCCCTGGCTGTATCGTTACGTTGTCAGGATTAAACACGCCGTCATCATCATAGACATATGATCCAGCTATCGCCATTTCAGCGTTCTCAAGAATAAGCTGCACTGTCAAGTTCAATGTCTTGATTGCTGGCATGGCTTGGAGTATCGGACCACGACCCCATACTTCATAACCAGACTTAGACCAGCGTGTTGTTATCCAAGGAACAGAACCACGACCAACCATCTTCGATGTATGCAGAATGGCTTTGTCTGTCTCTGATATCAAATAGTAAGTGTACTCATCCTTAAACCTGTCATCACTGTCATACATTGTAGCTTCGATGATCTTAGTCTTACGCCTTGGATCACGCTTTTGTATGTCTGCCATTTGCTGTGTGTACTTGGCATAGGGGTACATATGCTTAACTTCAGTAATGTCACATGTATCATTCCAACGGAACCAGTTGGAAACCATGTCCATATGCCCCGGCAGCACCGCAACACTTGTGGGAGGAACAGCAGTGAAATGCAGATCGCCAACAAATCTACCACTCTCAACGAGCATGTTCATTGTGCCTATGCCAAGATCCTGAAGTCCTTCGTGAAACTCTGCATTGAAGTTAGAGTTACGCAATCCTTCGTGTATCAATTCGGTTATTTCATCCAGTTCTTCAATCAACTGTTTCGTGATTGCTTCTTTGGGAAAGTCGGGGCCGGGGGCTAGTTTAAAAGCACGACCATTAGGCGGGAAGAAACCAAGCTGTAATCTTGACGCAAACTTCGGCAGCCCTGTTACGGCAGTCTCATCATAGATATTTTCGGTACGCCTAGCGGCTGGTGACTCCTGAAAGAATGACTCTCTGTGAGGCAATACATAGTCGTATATCTCCTCCCATATGTCAGACCATGAAGACCATCTACCTTTGGCCTTCTTATACCGATCCATAACCTTTTTAAAATCCGCATCATTACCGCTAGGTTTACCTGATACGGCTGGGCTTGCGTCACCGCCAGATTCGTCTCTCATTTAAGCACCTGTTATCGCTGAACCCATTTTCTTCTTTTTGAAACCTGTGTAGCCACCTAGCTCATCATCTTGCAAAGAAGCCATTCCAATCATGTTGGATTTACGTTTTCTGTCCTGATCAGCGCTAATTGCAGCTAAATCAGATTGCTCTTTATCAAGTCTTGCCTTTTCAGCGTTTCTAGCATCAATGCTTTCTTGGCTTTCTTTAGGCGGCTTGGGTGCTTTGAATAGATTGCCCATACTCAGTCTCCTTGATTTCACGCTCAAAAATGGGGGTTGCGCCACGTTTCAACAATTCACAATGCAATTGATATGGCGTTACGAGCCAGAACTGCCGTATGCCAAGCAAATGCTTGATGAAACTCACGCAATAAAAGCCAACAGGGGTGTAGGTGAGGTTTTCTTGGGCTTCATACTCAAGACAGGTGCAGTATTCCTTGAGCGCAGCCACCAATTCAGTAGCATCTTCGTCTTTCACTACATCGCAATGAAATTTTTCGGACGCAAAGTCCAATCTGATCCATGTTTTAGTGTAAATATCGTATCTAACAGCAAATACATGCGAATAATCTGGTCTATGGGACGTAAAAAACCTCCAAGGTCCACGATTATCGCTTTTACAGAAACAAATAATCCAATTCATAACGCTCTGACACCGTTACGGTTACGGTTTCTCGCCTTCATGCGCTGAAAAGGGTTACTAGCCCTCTCCACAGTGGTGGGGCGGGTGACTTTCTGGTTGCCAAAGAAAACACGGCGTCCCTCGCCGCCTCCTAAGAAAGCGTATTGCAACGCATCATGCACATGGGAAAACCTGTTCTTGTTAGGCTTTTCCTCATANTTCTCTGTACCCATNTANAACTGACGCTTGAACTGATAACCACCCTCAAAGCCAGATATTAGATTAGTACATGTGGGGCTAACCAATACGGCAGGGTTGCCATCAACCATTCTGTTCAAACCGCCTTCAACAGCTTCCACACGAACAAAGATGTCATTGCTTGATGCCGGATACGCCATAATACCGGCAGCTCTTAAAATCATAAAAGGCGTATGCTCTGATGTCTGTGCCATCTGATTGCCAGCCGGATCACCAACAAACTTCATTGTCAGCTTTTCCCAGCCATGCTTGGCTATCTCACGCTTTAGACTCTCAGCAAAACGAGCAGCACCCATATCCTGCATGACAACCTCATGGAAGATCGTCCATCTACCAGAATGAAGCTGCTGGCAAAACACAGCACTAGGAGATCTGCCAAAATCAATACCGACAATCACATCAAACTGATCTGATGGTTCAATAGGCTCTTTGGCTACATGCGTGTCTTTCCTAAATGTCGGGTAAACAGGCTTGCCATCCATCAATGCCTGATACTCATTCAAGACATAAACACGAACCCACTGCGGGCCTTTACCCAAAATAATCTTGTTGTAGTAATCAGGCTGTAGGTTGTCCCTGTTCTCAGATGACATGTTAGGCTCATAACCAGTCAGATTGCCCTGCTCATCTTTCTTCTCAAACATAGCACCAGCTTGCTTGAAGAACTTCCAGTCATCAGGCTTGACCATCAACATGCGTTCATCAGAAGTCAGATACTCAGGAGTGGGAACTTCACCAGCCATAATACCCCACCAATGAACTTCGTCTGGTGCGTTCGTATCCATAATCACACCATACCAAGAAGGACCGCCATCCCTCATAGATGGGAAACGACCAACACGCATAGTACAAGCATCAACAATGGATTTGCTGATTTCCCTAGCCTCGTTAATCCACACACCAGTCAACTCTAAAGACAACAGCTTCTTTACATCCTCCTGACGATCCAAAGCCAAAAAGATAACCTCAACCTCAACAACAGAATTGTCAGGAAGCGCAAACCGTACATGATGTGTATAGGGAGGCGACCAGTGAAACCGACCAAGCTCGTCACTAAACCAGTCTCGCCATGTCTTGATTGTTGTCGTTTTTAACTGTGGGTTGGTATTACGAATAACTGCCCATCTGGTTCTACGAATACCCTGCTCATTTGGCTTCTGCATGGTTGCCTTACGCATAATCTCCATGCAGCAAGTAACAGATTTTCCAGATCCAACAGGGCCACGAATACCACGGACGAAAGACTCATCTTTCATAAATTCCCTGGCTACAGGACCGGGGGGTTTGTAATCAAGATTCATATCTTTGTCTGCTTAAACGCCTTGTTCTTTTCCATTAACTTGCGCTGTTCAGCAGTAGATAAACCACCTTGAGCATATGTTAGAGTAGGAGACTTCTCAGGCTCAACTTCACTAACCTTCGGAGCTTTTGAAACAGTTGGCTTGTCGTTAGCTCTACGATCAGTCTTATCAATACCCATTAAGGTATCAGATACTTCAGTACCAACCTTTTTGACTAGCTTTTCTGTTGGCTCAACAATCTTCTTATCAACATAACTTGACACCTTTTTGCCAGTCTTCTTGACAGCTCTCGATACTTTCTTTGGTGCCGATCCCATAAATCACTCCTGTGAAAAAAAATATAATTTGGGTTTGCTTCTTTTTAGTCTGTCGTGTGTGTGGTTTACCCTTTAGGGAGTCCATCGCCGTATTTCTAAGCCCTTCTCTCACAGGAGCTTTACGGACATGGGACCCCTATTAAACATTGAAATTAATCTGTACCGCAGTAGAGGGAACGCTAGGCCCATCTACCTTAAAACCTGATCGA